ATAAGATCCTGTACCGGCAGGCGAATCCGGAGATGACGAGCTTTTCCTTCCGGGAAGCCATGATGATGCACCTGCTTCTTTGGGGCAACGCCTACGCACAGATCGTGCGGGACGGCAAGAACGGCATTCTTGGTCTGTATCCTCTGCTCCCGGAAAACGTGGAGATCGACCGGGCAGAGAACGGAGAGCTCTTTTATACCTACCATGCTTACACGGATGAAGTGCCCGGTGAGCATGATAAAGATATCATTTTCCAGCGTGACGAGATTTTGCATATCCCTGGCCTTGGCTTTAATGGCCTGGTTGGCTTTTCACCTATTGCCATGATGAAGAATGCCCTCGGCACAACGCTGGCGGTGGAGAAATACGGCAGTTCCTTCTTCAAAAACGGTGCGCAGCCTGCCGGTGTGCTGGAACATCCGGGTGTGCTCAAGGACCCACAGAAGATCCGGGATAACTGGATGAACGCCTACGGCGGTGCGGGAAATGCCCATAAGGTGGCTGTGCTGGAAGAGGGCATGGCGTATAAACCGATCAGTCTGCCTCCGGAGGACAGTCAGTTCCTTTCCACTCGTGAGTTTGGTGTGGAGGAGATTTGTCGTATCTTCCGTGTGCCTCCGCACATGGTCCAGGACCTCAAGCGGGCGACTTTTAACAACATCGAGCATCAGTCCATTGATTTTGTGATGCACACGATCATGCCCTGGCTGGTCCGGATCGAACAGGCGATTATCAAGGATGTGTTGATCGAGGAAGAGCAGGACACCTACTTCCCCAAGTTCAATGTGGACGGACTTATGCGCGGTGACTATAAGTCCCGCATGGATGGATACGCTGTGGGCTTTTCCAATGGTTTTCTATCGCCCAATGATATCCGGCGACTGGAAAATATGGACCTGATCCCGTCTGAGGAGGGCGGGGACGATTACTACCTGAACGGCAGCTACACCAAGCTCAAGGATGCCGGGTCTGCCTATGGCGCAAATCAGGTGGCGGAGCAGGAGAAGCAGCATACCGAGGAGTCGGAAGAGTCTGAGACAGACACATCGGAGGAAGAACAATCCGGTGAGGAACAGGAGGAGCAGCATGAAAGCAAAAATGCAGCGCAGCGCAAGGCGCAGAGAAGAGGAGGAAACCGAAAGTGATGAAGTTTTGGAACTGGATTCACGATGATAGCGGCGGCCGAGTACTCCGCCTGGAAGGACCGATTGATTCGGAATCCTTCTGGGGCGATGAGATTACGCCGCAGATGTTCCGCGATGAACTGTATGCAGAAGAGGGTGATATCACCCTATGGATCAACAGCCCTGGTGGCAACGTGTTTGCCGCTGCCGAGATTTACACTATGCTCCGGGATTACCCCGGCAATGTGATGGTGCGGATCGCCAGCATTGCGGCTTCTGCCGCATCTGTTGTGGCCATGGCAGGGAACGTGGTGCAGATGTCTCCCACGGCCCTGATCATGATCCACGATCCTTCCACCATTGCCATGGGCAATGCCAAGGATATGGAAAAGGCGATCACGACCCTGAACGAGGTCAAGGAGAGCATCATCAACGCCTATGCGGCAAAGACGTGTCTTTCCCGGAATCGGATTAGCAAGCTTATGAGTGATGAGACCTGGCTCAATGCCAAAAAGGCTGTAGAACTGGGCTTTGCTGACGAGATTCTGTTTACAGATAAGCCAAAACCGAAGGAAGACGTGGAGGAAGATCCGGACGAGAAACCGGATGAACCCGACAAGGAGGAAGGTGGAGATGAAGAAGGTGGCAGCGAAGAGGAAAAGAAAAAGCCCATTAAGCTTGGCGGGACGGATGCCATGTGGCTCTTCTCCTCGCGGCTTATGGGCGAAACCATCCTTAACCGGCTCGGCGCGGACCGTAAGCCTGAACCGGAAGCCGGTGCTGCGGCATCGAAACCTCCCGAGGCAGGGATAAGCGATCATTCTGTGGAGGACAAGACGGAAATGCCGGTGATCGGCATGAACGGAAAAACGAAAGACGGCGCGATGCCGTATGAAATCCTGAAAGACAAGCTGGAGTGGCTGAAATGAGCTGCCCCGGCTTTCTTTATACCTGAAATCAATAAATAAAGACCGGCGCGAAAGCCGGAGAAAGAGGTCTATCTATGAATAAGATTATGGAACTGCGTAACAAGCGCAACACCCTCTGGGAGCAGACCAAGGCTTTTCTGGAGGAACATCGCGGCGAGAACGGCCTTGTTGAGGCTTCCGCTGTCGAACAGTATGACCGTATGGCGGCTGATGTGCAGGCTCTCGGCACGGAGATTCAGCGTCTGGAGGAACAGGCAGCTTTCGAAGCTCAGCTTTCTCAGCCGACTTCCCGGCCTGTCACCAACAAGCCTATGGGCGGGCACAAGGCAGAAAACGTAGCCCCGACCGCGACTGATGAGTACGGCAAGGCCTTCTGGGACATGATCCGCAATCAGGGCGACCAGTTCGCAGTCCGCAATGCCCTGTCTGTGGGTGAGGATACTGAGGGCGGCTATACCGTACCTGACGAGTTCGAACGTAAGCTCATCCAGGCGCTGGAGGAGAATAACATCTTCCGGCAGCTGGCGACCGTCATCCGCACCAACTCCGGTACCCGCAAGATCCCGATTGCGACCGACACCATGGAAGCGTCCTGGATCGATGAAGGCGAGGAGATTCCTGAGACCAACACTCAGTTCGGCCAGACCACGCTCTCTGCCTACAAGCTGGGCACGATGATCAAGATCAGCAACGAGCTGCTTCATGACTCTGCTTTCGATCTCGCCAGCTATATCGCTGCCCGTTTCGGTGTGGCGATGGGCAATGCGGAAGAGCGTGCTTTCTTCACCGGCGACGGCGACAAGAAGCCTCTGGGTATCCTGGCAGAGACCGGCGGCGCTCAGCTTGGCGTGACTGCGGCTGAGGAGGATATCGTTTCCTTCGATGAGATCTTTGATCTTTACTACAGCCTCAAGAGCCCGTACCGCCGGAACGCTCAGTTCGTCTGCAACGAGACCCTGCTCCTGCAGCTGATGAAGCTGAAGGACAAGAACGACAACTATATCTGGAAGCCTTCTCTGGATATCGCCAAGCCTGATACCATCCTGGGCCGCCCGATCCGCACCAGCTCCTTCATGCCCGGCATCGCGGCAGGCGAGCGCGTTCTGCTGTTCGGCGACCTGAAGAACTACTGGGTAGCTGATCGCCAGAACCGTACCTTCCGCCGTCTGAATGAGCTGTATGCCCGCACCGACCAGGTCGGCTTCATGACCACCCAGCGTGTGGACGGCCGCCTGATTCTGCCCGAGTCTGTCAAGGTCCTGAAGATGGCAGGTACGAAGGCTGCGACCACTGGCGGTGACACGACCGGCGGCGGTACTGACGAGAACCAGACGCCTGGCGGTTGATGAACTGTAACCGGAGCAGGGGAAGTTCCTCTGCTCATCATCCTATGAAGGGAGGCTGGAGAGATGAGCCTGATTACAATTGAAGACGCCAAAACCTATCTCAGGGTGGACAGCAGCATGGATGACGGCTTGATCGACAGCCTCCTTCATTCTGCTGAAAAGCTGTCCTGCGATGTGGCTAGGATGAGCGTAGCTGAGTGGAACGCTGTGTGTACGGACGAGACCATCACGATCCGTGGCAAGGAACTGAATGAAGCAGAAACGGCGCAGCTGAAGGTACTATTGAAAGCATCTGTGTTTTACTGCCTGGGTTATCTCTATGAGCACCGGGAAGAGGCTGATCATCATGATCTGGTCATGACACTCCGTAACCTGCTCTCCTCTGTACGCGAGGGGGTGTTCTGATGGAACGGGATATCGCAAGGTTCAATGAACGCTTGACCGTTCAGAAGAACGAAGTGGTCATCGATAAGTATGGCAACCACAAAAACGTCTGGACAGATTACTTTTCCTGTTTTACCTATGCCTCCACCTACCAGTACGACAAGGAGAATGAGGCAGCTACCACGACAGAGGAGCGGACCATCAACTTTGAAGTGCGGTATTGCACGGAGCTGAAGGATTTGGACAGCACACACTACCGGGTTGCTTTCCATGGCGATTCTTATGATATCCAGACTGTGGATTTCATGAACTACCAGAAGAAGACCATCCGCATCGTGTGCAAGCTTCAGAAGAAGGGAGGCGCGGCATGAGCAGGAGCATTTCCGTGGACGAGCTGGCAAGCGTGATCAACGAGAGCCTGGAGGAATATGCAAATCTGACCTCTGAGAAGGTGAAGTCAGCTGTCCGCAAATCTGCGAAGGCAGTGAAAGAACAGATCAATTCTTCTGCTCCAGTCCGGACCGGCCGTTACGCCAAAAGCTGGAAGACCAAGACTACGGCTGAGAGCAGCAACATGCTGCAGCAGACCGTATACAGTCCGAACCGCTACATGCTGGCGCACCTTTTGGAAAAGGGACACGCCAAGCGCGGCGGAGGCCGGGTTCGGGCTATACCGCATATCGCGCCTGCGGAGGAAATGGGTGAGGAGATGCTGGAAGATCTGATCGAGAAAGCGGTAAAGGGGTGAAAGACCATGACACACAATGAAGTAGTAGAGGTGCTGGAGGAGCTTTCACTCCCTATCGCCTATGACCATTTTGCGGAAGGTGAGTCTCTGGACCCGCCTTTTATTTGTTTTATGTATCCGAAAAGCGTCCCGTTCGGGGCGGACAATACCGTGTACTACCAGCTGCACGAACTGGATATCGAGCTGTATACGGATTTGAAAAATCCGCCCCTGGAGCAGCGGGTGGAGAAGCTCCTCACGGAGCATGAGATGTTCTTCCAGAAATCTGAGGTGTGGATCGAGGAAG